TTTTTATCTTTTCTGAATGAACAATAGCAGCTTCTGACATTGCAATCTCAGCTTTTTTCTTATTTTTGTAAATTGCAAGTCCTGCTTTAAGTCCCTGACCTAATAATCCCCAAGGTATCATCTATTTTTTCCTTTTTTTACTCATTCCAGCTTCAGAAAGTGCAATTGCTATTGCTTGTTTACGACTTTTCACCTTCTTTTTGCTTTTTCCGATGTTAAGTTCACCTTTTTTAAACTCTTTCATCACTTTTTTTACTTTTTTATCTGCTTTTTTCATTAAAAGCCTCCTTTATTTTTTAATTCATGTTGTAAAACTGTTTTTGTAATTGAAGTATCAGCTCTTAAATTTGCTAATTCTTCATTTTGTTCTAATTTTTGTTGATCTGTCATTTGATTCATCATTGATTTCATCTTATCAAGATTTAATCTCTCTTCTGCTTCTTGTTTTTTACGTTCATTTTCCATTGCTCTAAGATCTAATTCTCTTGCTCTTAGTTTTGCAATAGGATCATTGTCAAATTGTGAAGTAATTTCTTTTTCTTCCTTCATAAACTCTTCCATCATCTCAGCAATCAATGTTGCTTTTCTAGATTCAATTCTTTCAGACAACATTTTAACTTGCATTTGCATTTGTGGGTCTTGCATCGCTTGTGGATTTTGTTGCATTGCTACGAGTTGTTGTAATTCATTTCTAAATTCTACTTCAACTTGTTCTTGAGCCATTAAAGAAATATGTTCAAAACAATTTTTTTCTAATGCAGCAATAATCACAGGATTATTTCTAGCCATGTTCGTTGCCATAAAATTTAAATGTGCTGTCATATGCGCTCTGTGATCTTGACCTGGAAACGCTTGGAACGGTTTCCCTGCGAGAGCATCAATGTGTTCTAACGCAGGGTCCTTTGGTTGTGGGGGTTGTGGTCGAATTAGAATTTGATCAATATCTTTTACACCTAATGCTTCGTACATATGTCGATAAGCATTATACATATTGTGAATACCAGGATTAGATTGTGCCAATTGCAGTTCCGTCTGTGCGAGGGAAATACGCTGTGTTTGAGAAAATATATTGGGATCTGCAACTGGCAAGATATCTACACGGTCATCAAAGTCTGTTTGTTTAATCATTCTTTGACCACCGACTACATCGTAAGGGTACTCAGCAGGTAGATAAAGTTTAAAAACTCGTGCTAATAATTTAAATTCATTTTTTAATGCTGCATAAATTCTTTTATGAATTGCAGACATCGTTCTGCTTCCTCTTTCAAGCAACGCAACTGTCGTGCCCACCGCGGCTTGCTGATTCCCATCCCCAACTTGCAAGTCTGCTATGGAAGCAAATCTTTGACCTGCAGTTACTACGACACCCATAAGCTGTAAGAGAGTTTGAGAAGGCTCTTTAAATGGTAACATCATAAATGAATCTCTGATGTTTCCTCCTGGTGCATCAACATCTCTAAATTCACCAGGTTGTATTGCCTGTGCATCATCTCTAATTCTGATACCTCTTTGTTTAAAACCAGCAGGTAAATTGGATAACGTACCTGCATCAAGTAACTGTCGTAGGGCAGATGTAGCAGTTCTAGATAAACCACCAATCATGTGTATTAGACCAAAACCATAAAAACCAAGTCCTGGTAAAAATTTAAAATGTACAAAGTATTGTACCTTTGATTTTTTAGGATCATCAATTTCGTAATTTCTTTTAATGGATAAAATTTCTCTAGAGTTTTCTTCTAACGTTACAATGTATGGAAGTTTAATTCCTGTTGGCTCACCATCGGGCCCAACATCTTCAAATCCTTCCAAATCTAAATTAACGTGACATTCTAATAAGGTAAATACATCTTCATCTCTTGCAGATTTAGTTCTTCCTTCTAACTCTTGTTCTTTTTTCTCAACATCATCTTCATTGAGTTGTCCAGGTTGAATATCAATATCACGATAGAAACCTGCAACTTGTTGTTTACGTAATTCATTTTCAGAAATTCTTATACGATGAATAATAGCTTCCGCATCATCTAATGAGGTAGCGGTATACGGAACTATTAAATCATCGGCCGGTACAAATTTAGACACGGCTCTTTGCATGACTTCATCATAATAAACTTTTTTAAATGATGAACCTGCTAAAGGTAAATAAAATAACATTTGATCAAACTCAGGTTCGTATTCTTTCATTTGATCCATCAATTGATAGTTCATAAAGTCTTTTACACGAGATGCTTGTTGAGTTTTTTCTGGAGTGTTTAATCCTAAAATTTGTGTTCTGACTGGACCATCAGCAGGTAATAATTCTTTGTACGCCAAAGCTTGAAATTGAGTAACCGCTTCTGCTAATACAGGGTGAGTTGCACCTGACGCACCACTAAAAGGTTCTGTACGATTTTCATATTTGAACCCTAGAAGATCTAATCCTGTTTTATAAGATGACTCCCAATCTTTTCTTGAACTTTTATAATCTTGATAATTTTGAAATAAGGTAGAACCTAATGGACCTAATACATCATCAGGTAAATGTTCTGCTAAATTGTCATAATGATTTTGTGTGCCTTCAACTGAAGCAATTGCAGGATCATAATTAATATCAACAGAACCATCTTCGTTCTCTTGTATTTCTACAGGATCACCTTGTTCTGCTAACTCTTCTTGTTGTTCTAATTGAGCTTCTTCAATCTCAACATCAGAAGGTACAGTAATTTCTTGCTCTACGTTAGGAAGAGACTTATCTACGTCTGCCATTATTTATTTTCTCCAGTTTGACTGTTTTAACAGTATTATATTGTAAATTCAAGCCCTGAGACTGAGGTCCCTTCTTTGGGGGTGGACCAGATTTTTTTCCATGTTTGTAAGGTGTATTAGTCTTCATCAGCAAACTTTTTCATTTCTGCATGGACATCGTCTTCAATTCCAAATTCCATATCTTTTAATTTACCCTCTGCATCAGGCCTTACAGACACTTCTTCATATTCTATAAAATCTGTTTCAGGGTCTTTCTTAATTTGCATTTCAAATTCTTCATAACCAAATTCACCTCTATCTCTAACTCGTTTTAATCTTGCTCCACCTGCACCTTCAAATAATTCATAATCACCTAAATCATATCTAATAAATTCATCTGGACTATCCATCTTACCAATAATTTTAGATGTCCCCATCATTTTAATTTTACTAATTAAGTTACCTAAATAAGTTGGCATTTGATCTGCGGATCTTGTTATGACTTCCATAACTTCCGGTGCAGCTTTAGTTGCAGGTTTAATAAATTTACCTAAGAAAGGTAATGCTGCAAGAACCGTTAACGCTTGACCTGTTCCTTTTATAAATTTTCTTCTGCCAATGTTGATAGGTTTACCTCCATCTTTAAGCATCACTCTTCCACCATTTGCAAAAGACATTTCATAAGGTTGACCGGTAACTTCAAACATTTTTTGTTTAATCATATTAATCGGTCCCATTCTTCCTTCCGCTCTTGCTGCATCTTCAGCTTGCATTTTTTCTCTAGCAATTTTCTTTTGTTCATCTAAATAAATTTTTTCTTGATCGGTAACATCCGGTCTTCCGGTTAATCCAACTAGACCTTCGTCCATGGCATCTTGTTGAGCTGCATCAAAAGATTCTTGTGCATTTATTTTTTTCTGAATGGCTTGTGCTTCTTCTGGAAGACGATTGTATTCTTTTATCATATTGTAAATGGGATCTGCGCCTACAAATCGAAATGCCATTTCAGGAACAGACTTTCCTTCTTTAAATGCAACACCTGCATCATAAACACCATATGCAGCTCCTGCACCTCCTAATAATTTTACAAGACCTTTAACACGAGAACCTTTGCTAGCGATGTCTTCAAATGTTTCAGAAATAAATTCTCCAGTTGCTTTTGCTCCAGGAAAAAATTCTGATCTTAATTGTTTAACTCCTAAAGCTCTTTTAGCCATTTCAATATCACCTTTATAACTTGGAACACCTAAGTCATCTCTTGCAAGTGCAGGTGTAACTTTTTTTGCAACATCAATAAATTTTTTAACAGGGTCTGGAGCTTGTTTATATCCTAATGCTTTTGTTGGAAATGTTCCTTCAGGAACATTCGGTCTAATCGTAATACCCAGTTCATCAGCTTTATTAAGTATCGCTTGAACTTTTGGATTTTCTGGATCAGGAAATTTTTCAATAAATTTTTCAGCTGATTCTTTAAATCCACCTGTTCGATTATAAGGACCTAAAATTAAATTACGATTATAAGGAAAGTCTTTCATTTTTCCTTTTTTATAAATATCTCTTTGATGTTCTATTTCAAAAATACCTCTATTTTTAATATCTTGTAAACTCGGTTTAACTTTTACAATGTTTCCATCTTTATCAACGGTTGTTGATAATTGATCCATTAAAGCTTCATTCTTTAAAATCAAATCAGGGTTCTGTCTTATTTTTTCATTAAGTTGTTTTGAAATTAAACTTTGTTGAAAGTTTAAAAATTTTTCATCAGGAGTCATTTTTACATCTCCTCCTAATTTTTCAATTCGACCGGATCTTCTTCTTTCAGCTGCTTTAGCAAGATAAACGGTTTTCTTTTCTGGATCAGCTTCTCTTATTGCTTTTTGTTTTAATTTTTTTCTTCTTTGAACATTTGCGTCATAAGCTTGCGTAAAACCAGAACCCATTTCTGCTTTCACAATATCTTTTGCTTTTTCAAAGTTAGGTATTCTTCCAACTTTGAAAAAGCAAAAGATATTGTGAAAGCAGAAATGGGTTCTGGTTTCACAATATCTT